CAGGACTTACCAGTTAAGAAAGTCTATGCGCGAGTCTTCGGCTCCTACGAGAAAGCAGAGAAGGCTCTGGCAGAGCGTGACGAGCGTTCTGGTGAGAAACTTTACTCAGAATGTCACATCATCGAACGTACCGTTGAGTAACTTTTAGCAGTGCTGATTCTACCATCGGCATTGCTACCAATGTCTAATCAAAATTCAATTAAGTTATGGATGTATCACAGTTATTTAAAACAAGAGACAACTATCGTAGTATGCTCGTAAATGCCATCCTCGAATTTGTCAGAGAGAATGGTGAAGAGGTTACAGATTACGAAATCAATGAGTTTGGACTTGATGAAGGTAGAGACGGAGAAGGAACTATCACAAAAGTCTGGAACTTCTTTGATTATGGTGGTTGTTATTTCTTCGAGCCAGACAAACTCAACATGGATGATTTAGAGGACATGACAGACGAAGACTACAGCGATAAACTTTACGAGAACGTAGTCTATTCCGCTTACCAATGTCTTTACATCGTAGTTGATGAAAATGGTGTTGAACAGCTTAAATACTACCGTTTTACAAATGGTGGTGTCAAATTCGACGATGATCAGTCTGAACCAGACCACGATTATGTAAGCAAACTCTCCCTGCTTGACCTCAACTACATTATCACTGGCATTAAACTCAGCAACGACGAACATTGCTAATCTCTTTGGCAGGTCATGTTATAATGGCTTGCCAAACCATAACCAAACTATCACAATTATGGAGAAAAAGTTTATCAAAGCCGTCTATAAGGCAGAAGAAAGAACAATGTTGGCTTTTACAGACAACGGTCGTTGCATAATCTTTGATGTTTACACACAGAAAGATTACGACGAATACGTAACTCTGGAGAATCTTACTGAGTATCTGAAAGAATGTGGCGATTTACCAGAAGAATTTGCTTCATACGAAGACTATGCAAAAGATGTATGGAATTGTGACGAAGCAGAAGGTTTCCTCTTAGACCCATCATGCAGCGACCAGTGGAATGAGATTTGTAAACTTGCTGGCATCGATCCAGAAGAGTTTCCGTATTCAAGTTGGAGTGGAGACTTCCCTTCATCGACATTTCTTCCGACAAAGAAATGTGCAGTCTGTGGCAAAGAAACAACATCTGGCTTTCTCTTCGACGGTACTGACTGCTTTTGCAGCAAAGAGTGTGCAACCAAATTCTTCGACAACGATGAAGGCTGTGTTGACATTCTCATTGACGATGGCGACCGACTTGTCTGGCATGACTCTTTCTGACTTGTGCAGAAACTTGTGCTGGACTTGTATTCTCTTGCAGAAACTTGTATAGACCTACAACCTATACAAGTTACCATTACTAATGTTTCACCAAAAAATTCAGTTAATTATGGAAGATTTACAGAAAGACCAAGCCATCTATCAGGCTATGTTAGAGATTGCAGACAACGCATTTAGCGAAGTTATGAAGACCAACAAAGGACTCCAGAGTCAAATCAAAGAGTACAGCGGTTTTATCTCGCTGACCGACATCTGCAAGTGCAACCATGATTTCTCAAAGAACTTCTTCATTGCTTTGCGTGACGAAATCGGTGACGAAATCAGAAATGTCACAGTTGATACATTCGAGTGTAGTTTTCCAGTATGTCAAGTCTTCGACCTGCTCAAATACTGGAAGTCTCTGGCTAAGATCAAGGGCGAACAAGTCTTCATCTTTGAGGAAAAGGTTGAGAACGAGTTTGCTGGCTCTGTCGAAGTCACTATTGAGAATAGCAACAATGCGAAACTCATAGTCAAACATCTGGCAAAGGACGTACTGAGACCGATAATGAACTATGTCGTAGCAGAAATCAATGCCAATACTCAGAGCATAGATTTCGTTGCAAGCGACGGTCATACCCTGGCAGTCATATCGAATAAGCCTAACCTTGTCTTTGAACGTGACAGCAGTTGTGATACCATCTTTCAGGCAATGTTTACTGCCGACGATTGGAAGCGCATCTGCGACTACGCCAAAAAGAACAAAGGTCATGTACTTTTCGACATCTACCACCATAAAGACTATGAATGTTTCGACACGTTCTTAGTCCGTCTCGGTGACGTAACTCTACGCTCTTCAGTGCCAGAAGGTCGTTATCCTAACTGGAAGTCTGTTATTCCCTCTCCCGACTCGTTGACGCATCGCTTCAACATCATTCCCGAAGAGTGTAAAGCAGCACAGGATTGGATATACAAGTTGAAAGCAGACTCACATCGTCACGTCAATGTCTCGTTCTATCGTGGCTCTGACCTCGTTTACTTCGACTACGACGATTACGATTTCTCGAAGACTATGACTGCAACTTTCCACCTAACACGTCCATCAGACGTTACGATGGGTGTTGCCTACTCACTGAGGTCTATGCCTACTATCAAGTTTACTGGCTTCAACATCGAAAGTGAAGACCGTGCAACTATCGTAAACTGCGAAGAGTCAGACATCATGCTCGTTATGCCAGTGCTTGACTCTGGTGGCTATGTCCGCGACGTTGAGAACCGTGAGGTTCTGGAAGAAGTAGAAGAGACTGCAATGGTCGTAGAAATGGCAGCAGCCTAAAACTCTCTCGGTGTGTTGTACCTTATAAGTACGACACATCACAATATTTTCACTTTTAATTCGTTATAATTATGGAACAACTAATATTTGATAGTACATGACAAAAAGTGAAGCCGCTCGTATTCCTGAGCTGCAAATACACCCCGATGAACTGGTAGAAGATTGTTTCTACTATCGTATGGCCGTGCAAGGCAGACTGTCAGACGAACAAGGGCGTAAGGCTCTTGAACGTCTCAAAGGCAAAGAAAACGACGAATGTTACAAAGGCTCGTTTATCGTTGCCGACATGATGATTGCTAACCTCGACAAATACGGTGTCGCTTGCATCGACTGGTGCAAATAGTCTTTCGCTTCTATACTCTCTGCAAAGTATAGGAGTACGATAATTCAATTAAAAAGATTATGAACGAACAATTTTCCCGTAAAGACCTCATTAGCGCGACGTTGCTGACTTTCGGAGTCACAACCTACGACTTTGAGGAAGTCAAGGGTGCATCTGTCACGCTCTATCGTTTCCGTCCTAAGATTGGTGTGCGCGTATCTCGAATACGTGGCATCAAGGATGAACTTGCTGCAACGCTCGGTGTTCCATCAGTGCGAATCATTGCACCGATGGCAGACGGTAGTGTCGGCATCGAAGTTCCAAACACAGAGCGTGACATCGTATCTCTTGAATCATGTATTGAGTCTGAGACATTCCATAAAACGGAAATGGCTTTGCCGTGCTGTCTCGGACTGACTCTTACTAACGAGGTGTTCATGGCTGATCTTGCCGAAATGCCACATCTGTTAGTGGCAGGTGCTACAGGTCAAGGTAAGTCCGTTGGCTTGAACGTAATGCTTATGTCACTCATGCACAAACTCAGTCCAGAACTGTTGAAGTTTGTGTTGATTGATCCGAAGCAGGTTGAGTTTTCTATCTACGAAAACTTCCCCAATGCGTATTTTGCCAATCTCGGACAATGCGAAAACATCTGTACCGACAACGAATCAGCAGAGCAAACACTTGATGCTCTGTGCAAGGTCATGGAACAGCGTTATACTCTCTTACGTGGTCGTAATGTACGTAACATCAAAGAGTACAATAATGTCTCTGAGAATAAACTTCCGTACATCGTCGTAGTCATTGATGAATATGGCGACCTCGTAATGAGTGCTGGAAAGCAGATAGAGAAATCTGTCTGTCGTATCGCTCAGAAAGCCCGTGCCGTTGGCATACACATGATTATCTCTACTCAGAGACCATCCGCAACTATCGTCACTGGCAATATCAAGGCGAACTTTCCCACTCGCATAGCGTTCAGAACTACGACTGGCACAGACTCCAGAGTTATTCTTGATTGTGTAGGTGCTGAAAAACTCATTGGACGTGGCGATATGCTATTCAGTGAGGGTGCTGACATCACTCGCGTACAGTGTGCATACGTTGACACCGATTACATTCTGTCGTACAGAGACGATCTTTCGTTGAAGTACGAAAGTCTTGAAAATCCCTGTCTCATTGCAGAAGAGGAAGTCAAACCACAACAACCTGCGATATTTCTCAGCATGAAACTATTCACAGGTATCGAAGATTTGGCTTTGAAAGTATCAGAGTATAAGACTGTCAACATCTACATCATCCGTCATTTGCTTGGTGACAGTTATTACAAGCCATACTCGGAAATGCTTATCCAGTTGATTCAACTTGGTATCGTAAGCAAACCGCGAGACATGGCGTACAACTGCGACGTGCTGGTCAAAGAACCAGAGAAAATCAAAGCAATCATCGAAAGAGCCAGATAAGTTGTATTGTCTGGCTCTGCTTTCTATTCATAATTGATAGAATTTTTGGTTAGACAGGTGCATAGTCAGTGAAATGGCTATGCACTCACTACAAGTCTATATATACGTAATTGTATATATAGGCTCATTTTTTAATCATCAAAATTCAATTAGATATGCACATTCTTAGTTTTGAACAGGAATGGACGCGCCAGAACTATGATCGCGTCCAGATTCTCCGATTCATGCGTGAAGCAATCGGAGTCAATGAAGTACAATGGAGTGATTTGACTACGCTCAATCTTTCCAAAGTACGAGAGTACATCACAGGTAGTTTTGCAGGCAATACCGCTTGCACCTATCTCGCTATCATCAAAGCATTCCTCGCTCGTTTCGCTGATGAAGGTATCATCCCGTGCAAGAATCCTGCAAAGGAGTTGAAGGCTAAACGTGTACCATCTGAGCAAGTAGTGCTCAATGCAGAAGAAATCAGACGCATCGAGAACTACAAACCTCGCTCTGAGAATGAAAAGAACGTCAAGGCACAGTTTCTTTGTGAATACTATTGCCTTGCCCGCTCTTCAGACATTCAGCAGCTTACGACTGAGAACATTCAGGGTGACTTCATTACCTATGTCTCTCAGAAGACGCACATTGCCACAACAGTACCATTGCATAAGAACTTCATCAAGTATTTCAAGCAACGAGGTAAGAAGTTTGAACGTGCCAGTTACAACCGCATCATCAAACGTATCTGTCAGAACTGCGGCATCGACGAGCCAGTCAAGTTGTTCTATCATGGAAAGGTACAAATCCGAAAGAAGTACGAACTCATTGGCTCTCATACCGCCAGACGATCGGGTGCAACGGAACTGGCAAAGCGTGACGTTCCAATCGCCACAATCAGCAAACTAATGAATCACAAAAACACTCTGATTACGAGTCGTTACATCTTTGCCGACACTCGTAACTTAGGTGAAGAAGCAATGTCGTTTTTTAATGGAGAATAGAGTATGAAAGTAGTTACAACAAACATTCGCCGTGACGTTAAGTTGCTCAACCTGAATGCCAATACTGGTGTTGCTTTGGTAGAAGAGCCAGATGGCACAGAAAGGTCTCTCGCTATCAAAACTCTTACATTAGAGTTTGAGTAGTCAAAGCCGACGCACACCCTATAATGTGCGTCGGTACTATATATACCTAAAAGCGTGACAAATCGTCACGGATTCACTTCACAATGATTTTCTTTGTTTCCTGACCGTCCACAACTATATTCAATCCTTGTTGTGGCGCATCGTATTTCTGCCCATTGATGCCGAAGTACGATGGTGTTGTGTCTGACAAAGAAATCGCTCTCACCCCACTTTCTCCATTCTCAACAAACGTGCCAAACATCTTGTAGTTGTCTTTTCCTGCAATGACTATAATATCCTTGGCTCCGCGTCCTTTGCCAGCGAACACAGTCAGATAGGCATACTTTGTAAGATCGTTACCATCATCGAGTTTCGCCACAACTTTCATCCCGTTCAAATCTACGAGATTAAGACCTTTTTCGTGACTGTACGTAAAAGCATACAAAGGAATAGACATAGGGGTGTCAGAGTCGTAATAGGTTACATTTGGTAAGCCGCCTGGATGAAAAGCAAACTGTGTGGCTTCTGAACCGCTATTCCATTCACCATTAGTTCCAAGCATATCTTTTGTGACGTACCGAAACGAGACAAAAGAACCAAGGTCACTGCCCCATTTAGCGTCATAGGCAGGGTGTTCGCCCATTCTGATATACATAATGTCAGACAATAGGACTGTACGACCCATGAAGACATAAGTCTGTGAGATACTGGTTACGACAAACTCAGGTTCAGCCGTTACCGTGTTCAGAATAGGAAATACAGAATTGTAGGTATTGGTTTGCGCATCCATACCAACGGACATAGTAAGTGCAATAAAGCACGAAACAACAAATCTCTTCATAATGCTACCTTTTAGATGTTACAAATTCGGTGCAAAGATAAGAAAATTATTCCATACTTTACGCATATATACAAAAAAAAGCGGGGAGCGACCTTACTCTGCATCGGTCACTCCCCTAAACAAAGGCCGTTGGGTCTTAACAACAATTGAACTCGAACACGAACAACCTTTGTTATACCTTTGGTAGAATCTCCCGCATCTGATACGGTTTCTTTAACGCACCCATCCAATACCATCTGAGATAGGTCGTAGCAAACTCACTGCAAACCTTTGGATTTCTTTTCTGCAATTCTTTGTACGCTAAAAAAGCATAGAAGAAATCACTATCCCTGTCAAAACCAAACTTGTTAATGGCATCGTCAACCGTTCCAAACCTTCTGTAATCTGGAAAGAACGTGCTCAGAAACGTCCGTAAATCGCTCGTAAGCGGACTTTTTAACTCAGATGGGTCAACTACCCACAACCGAAGAGAAAAGCCGCCAGAAGCCCCGAAAATCATCAGTAGAAGCCTCAACTTATAGAAGAAGTCACCAACACTGCAGTCTTCGAGCCACAAAGTGAGCATATCGAAGTACGAACAATGCTGTTCCCTGACTCTGTTTTCCAACTGCGTACCGATATCCCTAATGAAATTATCTCTCACAGTTACGACATGACATTCATCCCATATCTTTGAGAATAGGTTGGCTATCTTCCAGTTCAGCACACCGCCAGTACGCTTGTCTTGGACTCTTCCGATACCAAGCCTAACAAACTGTCTCTGCACAAACCATTGCCAAGGCTCATTACCAAGCATAGTACGAAATTCCTGTATCTGGTCGTATTCTGCATCATTCTTCAACAAAAGAGCCGCAAACATAGCGATCTCTCTGTCTCTGGAATCGGTATAGTACGATGGCAGTACGACCAAAGGAAACATCGGAAACTCACCTCTTTCTTTGTACGACTCAGCAAGGTCTATCAACCATGGCCTCACCGCCTGAGAATATTTCAGAAAGTAGTCACCGACATTCTTCCTACGAACAAGTTCATTATCAATAAGGATTTTTGACATATTGCTCCCATACCTTGTAGATGGCAGTTCTGAGATTACCATCATCGACCATTCCATGAATTTTGAAATACTCTGTCAGATACTTCCTCAGTACGTTACGACTGTCACAGAGTTGTATCTTAGCAGGTAAATCGGCAAAGACTTTTCTTGCCTCTTGCTCGTAGTCGATTGAATGGATCAGTCTGTCAATCTTCTTGTTTGTGGTCTTGATAGATTTGTTATAGGCATTGATAAGCCTGTCAGTTCTGGTCTCGTAGTCTTTGTTATATCTCCGACTTGATATGTGCCAGCCACAACAGGCAGGGCAGTAATAGGCTCTTAATACGCCACCATGCGTATCAATCTCACCACCATTCCACTTGATGAAGTCATTGGCTTTGCGCTCACTCTCAAATAGCATTTTCTGCTTCATCGAGTCAGGACACATCACCCTATTCTTTGGCTTCATCGAAGTGGAATCGTCGCGGTCTCTTCTATGCCTTGCCATTTCTGTTCAGGAATTTCAGTTGCAAGTCCATCACAATCATGCGAGAAACTTTGTGGTCTCGCATATACTGCTCAATGTTCTTTGCCGAAACATTATCCTTGAAAGCGGGCATCACAGCATACAAGAAGTTCTTGTTGTGTTGTTTCAGATACTCCCACATTTTGATAGATGCTTCGTAGTTGAACTTTGCAGCAAATTGTGAGGTTAAAACAAGTCTGAGTCTGCCATCTTCCTCACGGGCAAAGAACTTTGTTGCACCATTGTTCTTGCTCGTACAGGTTATCGTCATGCACGGACTCAGCAACTCATTTTCGAGACTGAGGAAAACAAGTCTGGTATAAGCCCTGTCTCTGGTGCTCTTACGAATAGTCTGCAAAGTTTCGTTGATAGAACTCTCAGACAAAGAGAAACGAATCTCGTTCAAGTCCGTTGTGTATTCGGGCTTGCCGTGCTGGTCACTGCCACAATAGAACTCTTCAGTGTCATCTTCACGCCAACGACCAATCACCCAGAATCTGTGATTGACAAACTTTTCTGTGAAATCTCTGTAAGTGTCACACCAAATCTCGGCATTGGGATAGTCTCGCTTGATTCTATCACATACCTTTGACTTCAAATCGCTATCACCGAAATACTCTGCCTGATCAGCATTGATAGTGTATTCTATCTTTTCTTTTCTCAGCCATTTCTTAGGGCGAAAACTTTTCACGAACAAGATTGCGCTATGCCTGGTCTTGTCTTCTCTAAACATCACAAATGTTTCCATATCATTTCTTTTTAGTTACCTTAAATTTCTCACTGAGTTTGTCAACACTCTTATCCATTTGCTGTTGTTCCTCTTCGGCTATCAACTTGTGATAGTCCTCAGCAACTTTCGGATTCAAGTTTATTGCACGTAAGGCAGATTCATCCATCAAGTCATTGTCTTGTAAGTCTTTGATAAAATCCTGCCAAGCCCACTTCACTCTCTGATTTGCGTCACAGTCGAAACAGTCAACATCTGGCAGTCCAAATCTGTCTTTGGTCATTACAAAGCCAAGAGACTCTGACATCTGCGAGAAATACTTAACCATCAGATGCAAGTCAGCATACTCAAAGCCCTTACTAAAGTCACAGCCACAACTTTCCTCAAATTCCTTGAAAAAAGCCCGGAAACTATGCTTTGCAACTTTCGCAACGAGCAAAGCCGTCTCAATCCTTGCCTTAACCTCAATATTCTTCCAACCCAGACGTATCATGTAGTCACGGATGGTCTCATAGACTTTCTCCAGTCTCGGACTCAGAATGTCATAGGAGATTCTAAGATGATCCTGCATCGTGTACCAAGCCTCTTTCTCTATCTGCTTGCGACGCGGCTCTTCGTAGGCTCTCCAGACTTTTTCGGCTTCGAGGTGATTCTTCTTCACCATAAACTTCAGACTACCATTCTTTTCCAGAAGGTCATAGACGGTAATCATTGCCTGGTGCATGATATAGTTTACTCTGTGAATGATAATAAACTGTACCTGCGCCCGCTCATGGTAGTCGTAAAAATCCCCGAAAGTTATCTCATTTTCCCCAGAAAGTGTAATCTTACGAAAGTCAGGAACGGCAGTCAATACGACTGTCAACACGGCTGCAAGTTCTATCTTGTTCCAACCCTGTTCCTTGAAATACGCTTCAAGTTTCTTCTCGTTCTTGAGTGTCGCAACAGGAATAGCCCTGACAACTTTCTGCAATTCCTCTTCATTCCAGCGTATATCACTCATGGCTCTTCATGGATTTTAATTGCCTCGTCGAGATAAAACCTTGCTTTCTTGATGTCTTCGAGATACTGACCTTTGTGTTCGCAACGGAAAAGATACTTGATGCTGTTACCAAGCATAAACTTTCGCAAACCGTCTGTACCAATGGCAGCTCTGATAACATCGAAGCACTCAATACCGTTCTGATTGTAGTGAGAGGGATGGTTTACCATATCCTTGACCTTACCGCTCTGAGTGATATTGTCATAATCTATCCACTCTTCTTCGCCATCAGGATAAACAACGAAAGCCTGCGTATTGCAGACTTTCTTAATCGTCACGAATTGACCAAGTTTCTTTGAATATGCCGACCCTGTTATCTGAACAATGTCGCCAACTTTGAAATTTACTTCCATAGCCTTAATATGTTGTTCGTTCTAACTTTTCTTCCATCGGATCGTGTTCCTCTTCGTCGGAATCCATAGGGTTAAATCCACCACATTCTTTGTCCTTACAGCGGTTCTTGCAGTAACCATACTCAGGACACATCAAACTGCATAATTTTGTCATGTTCTTTTGTTTTTTAATTGTTTTAGAATAAAGTTGGTTCTCTAAGTTCTGCTTCAATACGCTTCTTTGCAATCTCGAAATACTTTGGGTCTTTCTCCATGCAGAGAAACTTTCTATGCTCTCGGATAGCGGCTATTCCACAAGTGCCAGAGCCACAACAGTTATCAAGTACGATGTTGTTTTCATCGGTGTAAGTTCTGATCAGCCATCGTATCAATGCCACAGGCTTTTGAGTAGGATGGAAAACCGTACTCTCATGCTCTTTCTTGATACTTATGATACTTCTCGGATGCTTCTTGCCGTCTGGCACAGTTGACTCCACTCTCGGCACACTATCGTATGTTCTGCCTTTGTAGTCCTGTTTGTACTTGCCATAACAGGAATTAGTGTGTTTGTGCTTGCCGTTACCGCGTGAGTGATTGGGTTCACCATCGACATACTGAGGATGGTATGTAGGAAGACGTTTGTAGAATACGCAAATGTCTTCGTGAGACCTCAGAGGCATACGGTTGGCATTGAGGAATGCCGTAACTCTCTGTTTATCCCATACCAAGTTATATCTCCAGAGTCTTTCATTACTCAGCATCAACTTTGCCGTAAACATACCCTGCGCAAAGAGTACGATTGCACCGTTAGGCTTGATGATACGCTCGTACTGTTTCCAGAGAGGTTCAAAAGGAATAAGCCTATCCCATTGTGCATTAGGGTTATTCTTATGCAAAACCTCGTAGGGCAAATCACAACAAATCATGTCTATGCTGCCGTCTGGTATCTGCTGCATCAGTTCCAAACAATCACCTTGCAGTATTACATTCTGAAGGTAATGTGGTATTTCTATTGTTCCCATTATTTGTGTAATGTTATCCAAATATGTCTAATTGCTTTGCCACTCTACCGTCTTTCATCACGTACTCGCCAAGACACTCTTTTCTGAATCTCTCTTCTTGTTGGTCGTAGTATTCCTTATTGATTTCACAGGCGTAGAAGTCAAAGCCCATCTGATAGGCTGCAATCCTGCTTGAACCGCTACCTAAATGGCTGTCAAAGATGGTGTCACCCGCTTTGGCAAAGGTCTTCAGCAAGTATTTGTATAGTTCAATAGGTTTGCAAGTGGGATGCCAGTTTACTTTGTCGATGTGACCGCCACGATTGGATGCAGTGAAGAGTTTTGCAGGTTTGTCGAAAGAAGTCCAAGCCATTTCGCATTGACTGAAATTCTCCCATACCTGTTCTTTATCCCAAATCACGAAACACCGACACGGAGCCAAGGGAAAGTAATTGCCGCCCCAAACAATCTGATTCTTGCTGATTCTGAAAAGTTCCTGCCAATACTCAGGTGGTGGAGCGATATCCCAACTCATATCGTGCTTATTCAAAGTACGGTTTTTCAGTTTTCCGCTTCCTGAGACAGACGATTTCTTCAACTGGTACGGTGGATCACAGATTGCTAAATCGAAATGTTTGTCTGGCAATGACCGCATATATTCCAGACAGTCACAGTTATAAACTTCGCTTTTTATCATAGTTACATTACACAAATAATGTTTCAGAAGGTCACATTACCTTCATAATGTTTCATGCCACATTCTCTTTCTAATGTGGTATGAGAGAGGACTTACAACGTAAGGTAAAATTCGCTATTTTCGTCATAAAGAGTGCTGCAAAGGCAGCGAAGAAACACGGACAGCCATTAGAGATTTGCTACTCATGCGGCAAAGACTCAGACGTTATACTGGAACTGGCAAAGATGGCAGAAGTTGACTACAAAGCCATTTACAAGATAACAACAATAGACCCTGCTGGAACTATCAAACACGCTATTGAGCATGGTGTTGAACTTGTAAGACCAAAAGAGACTTTCTTTCAACTTATCCGACGCAAAGGACTACCGTCACGTACCATTCGTTTCTGCTGTCAAGAACTGAAAGAATACCGTATCTATGACTATGCCGTCGTTGGCATCCGTAGAGAGGAAAGCAAGAAACGCGAGGAACTTTACAAAGAACCAGAGCAATGTCGTATCTATGCCAATAAGGATGAAGTCAGACAATACCTGCCAATACTGGAATGGACGAATGAAGACGTAGAAGAGTTTATCAAAGAACGTCAGATCAAGTGCCACCCTCTTTACTACGATGAAAGCGGACGTTTCGACGTTACCCGTCGTTTGGGCTGTATGTGTTGCCCTCTGGCTTCAAAGAGGAAACGCATTGAAGAGTTTAAGAAGCATCCGTTGATGGTAAGGCAGTATGTCAGAAATGCCAGTTACTATTTTGACAACCATTATAAGAACGTCAACAGACAGGGAAAGAAACTGTTTGATAACGTCTTTCAGTGGTTCACCATGACTGTCTTCACAGAGTCAATGCAAGAGTTTCAAGAGCGTTTCGGACGCAACCTATTTGACGATGGCATTGACTGTAAGAAGTTTCTCGAAGACTACTTCCATATCAGCCTGGACTTTTAGCAACATTAGAAAGATAATGTTTCAA